AGATGATGACTTGGGCATTTTTGATTTGAAAGCAAACAATGATGCTGGAAAGAATTGCATGAAAGAATTGCAATTTTTGCAGTTACGTTTACCAGGATCAGATGCTGAGGAAGTTTATCATCATGGAATTGACCCAGGGGCGACTGGTGTGTCAATATCACAAGGTCGCGCTTATGATCGATTCCATAGTTGTGCCACTGTTGAAGGTAATTGCAGTGGACCACTCATCTCTTCAAAAGATGGAAAAGCAATAGGTTTCCATCAAGGAGCGTTACCAAGTGACGGGTTGAATGTTTTCATCCCAGTATCTAAGATACTGCTCCAAAAACTTTCTTTAAACTAGAAGGGCACGCAAACATTGGGAGTTCCGTTTTGGAACGTGTTTGCGACCAGTATTGGCAATTGTTATTAACCGATTACCTTACTGGTGTTGATGCCCCCCTTCATCCCTTACGTGATTTAAATGTTTTTAAACCCCACATGGATTATTGTGGTCGGGTAAGACGTTTCGTTCCGTATAAGGATAAGGTTAGAAAGTGTCAGGTGTTTGACGAGTTTGTGAAAACCGGTGCTATTCAATATGAGGAGAAATATCGAATGGCTGTGCCAAACAGGGAAGCGATGACAATAAGTATATCAAAGTATAATCGCCCCCAACCTGAGATTGATAGAAAAGTTTTGGATATTGCCATTGATTGGACCGAGAAGCATTTCGGACCTTATATGGGAAATTCAAAACCAGTCAGTCATGACATTGCACGTCGAGATTTAGATCGACAAACAAGTGCGGGATATCCATGGTCATTATTTTGGCGAAACAAAGGGCAATTCTTGGATTCTGAAGAGGCTCCAAAAATTGAGAAAATGTTTTGGGATAATTTGATTAGTGATAAACCGTTTGAAGCGTTTTGGACAGCGAGTTTGAAGCACGAACTGCGTCCTGTTGAAAAGTTGAAGGAGAATAAAATCAGAACTTTTACAGCAAGTGCAACTGAAGCAACAGTTGCCGCAACGCGCTTGTTTTTAGAGATGAATGAGCGATTTTATGATTCCAATAACAAAACTTGGAGTTTTGTTGGTTGTTCAAAGTACAATCTGGGATTTGATCGTTTGTATCGACGGTTAAATAAATACCCACATGCATTTGAATTGGATGAAACAGCATTCGATTCAAGCTTGTTTAGGGCTGCAATGGAAGGAGTTAGAGATTTGCGAAAGAAGTTCTTGCACTCAAGTGCTCGAACACCCGAAAATGAGAAAAGAATAGATGAATTGTATAGGCAAATTATCCATTCTTTGATAGTATTAGATGATGGTGTTGTATTGCAGAAACATACAGGGAATCCATCCGGGTCCGCGAATACAATTGTTGATAACACCTTAATATTATTCATGTTATTTGCGTATGCTTACATTATTCTTGCATTGAAGTATGCACCTGAGTGTGCAACTTATGAATGTTTTATGGAATTTGTTGAAGCAGCGCTTAATGGAGATGATAATACCTTTACTGTTGCTGAAAAGATTATTGCTTGGTTTAATGCTCGCAATATTGCTGAAGAATGGTCAAAGGTTGGTGTGATTACCAAAAGTCCATGTTTTGACCCGCGCCCGTTGGCACAATGTGAGTTTCTCTCCCACCGATTTGAAAAGTATAAAAAGTGGTGGATTCCGGTTCCGGAACGTGAGAAAGCATTGTGCTCATTGATGTGGGGGCAGGAGTTTGATGATGTTAGGTTTACGCTCTTGCGTGCGTATGCTCTGCGCATTGAGACATGGGGTGATGTACAATGTCGTCGTGATATTGAGAATTTCATTAATTATATTCGCAAGGAGTATAAGGATGAATTGAAGGGAGAGATCCCTGACACACAATTAACAATGAAGTTGATTGATTCAGTTTGGAAGACAGATGCTGAACTGGAGCGACTGTACACACTACCTCCTGTACTCGAAGATCGGGGTACAAAGAGGCATGCAAAGGATTTTCTGGCCTTGACAAACAGGTACGGCATTTTGGCTGATTGGGATGAACAGGATGATGTCATTCCATTGTCGAAAATGGTCAATACTGAGGTGGTGACACAGAATTGTACAAACCATCTCATGCCGAAAGGCAAGGGAAAATCAAAGAAAGGCGGCAACCTTTCAAAGGAAGAGATTGCACGAAGACATGCGCAATCACAGCGTGATAAAGCGCATGCTGGCAATCAAAAGAAACAGCATAAAAATAAACCACGAAAATTAAAAGGTGAAAGTGGGCAAATGCGAACGGTGCAGAGAAAGACTGCTCCATTGGCGGTTGGGACACAACAAGTGAATTCCAATCCAACCAAACGAAGAGAGCATCGTCATTCTACATTTATTGGAGCGTTTACCACTGGAACAGATGGGAAATTTACAGAAATGTATCACACCGCAATTAACCCTGCTCTAGTAACATTTGATTCATGGGGCTGCGTTATTGCAGGCCGATATGAATCATATGGTCGAAATGGAAAGAGGCCAATGTGTAAGGTGCGAATTGAGCCGCGAAATGCAGCGACGGCAGATGGCGAAACATTTGTTAGCATTCAATATAATGCTGAGATGTCAGCACCGTCATCAGCAATGATGATGATGCAACATTCCCGAGCATCGCGAGCACAAGCGTGGTTGAGAAACTCGATTACAACGGAGTTTGATGCTGTTAAACAAAAGAATCGTTATTATACGAGAACAGGGTCGCAACCCTCTGGCACGGATATCAGAGAATATGATGTTGGCAACTTGTATATTTATTATGAAGGATTTACTGTTGCCCGTACATTTGATATTTTTATTGATATTGATATGTTGTTATTTGATCCATGGATACCGCAGGATGGGGAGATGCCAAATACAGGTGATTCAGTTCACGCGCGTATGACTCTCTCTGTTCCTGGGCCTCCACCAAGCACGATTGTGCAAATAAGTTCAGATGGTCGTATTAGTCATGAATTTATAAATAGTGGATCAACTAATCCGAGCTGGGTAATGTTTGGAAATACTGTTGAATTTCCGTCAGCATATTTCCTAATAACGATTGTTTATAAAGCTGTGGCTGGCACATATACAACGAATATACCAGCCCCAACTTTTACTTCATGTACACCAGTTGTTGGATATTGTTCCACTGGTGATAATTATGCAAAAGCTTTCACAGGGGGCCAGGCAATGCAGCAGGTGATGATTCAGACAACTGCATTCCCAGCGGTGGCACCCAGCGTGGATTTCACAGCTCCAACGGGAGTAGGTAATGGGGACACAGTTGAGTGTACAGCTGTGTTTGTTGGGTGGGCAAATGGTTTTTCCGGCCCCATTACAGAAACCAATCGTAAGCGACGATTGAAAATTGAGGAAAAATTTGATTATAATGTTATTTCCCAATTGATGTGTGATCCGCGCATTTTAAGTAAATTGAAGAAAGTCTTAATGGGGGATGATGTTGTGGGTTTAATGAGAACCTCGGAGCCCCCATCTCCGGTTAAAGCAACGACATCAGAGGCG